CCTCAACGCGCAGCCGCTCAACGGCGGAGGCCAGTTCGGCCAACTCGCCCTGCTGCGCCAGTTCCATCAGCCTGAGCTTGTGCTCGGCCGCGACGCCAGGATCGGGAAAAATCTTCTCGATCAACCGGCCGCCGAGCTCCAGCACGGCAGGCAGCGCGGCAGCGATCAGCGGTGCGGGCATAGCATCCACTCCACCCAGACGAGGGCGTGGCCCTCAACCATTTCAGCCTCGCCCACTTGCAGCTCCACGCCGCCGCGCTCTGCCATGCGGCGCATCAGCCGAACGTGCGGCGCACGCGCATAGCCCGCCAACGACCGCAGGCCCAGCTCGCGGCACTTGTCGAGGATCTGCGGCATGGCCAGATAGAAGCCGGCGCCCGTGATGCTGTGAACCCAGGCGCGCGAGCCGATCATCTGGATCTGGCAGCAGGCGTCGTAGTCCTCCGAGTCGTGCAGGTAGATACGGAGCGACACATCGCGCACCGTCGCCTCGACGTGTGGCGCCAGCGCAGGAATGCAGTTCCTGCTCTCGCCGCCAAGCGTTTCGACGCGCGCCGCCACCGCTCACCGCTGCCCCTTGCACGCCGCCAGCCGCTCGCACAGGCGGTCCTGCTCGGCCTTGATGTGCGCCAGCCGATCCTCCAGCCGGTCCACCGCGCGCTCCAGGTCGTTGACCTTGGCGGCCACGCCATCGAGCGCCGGATTGAGCCGCGGTGGCCTCATTTCCTGCTCGCGGAGGCGACGGTCGAGTTCGTCCATGCGTTGCCAGTGCCGGTCGCCGTCGTGGGCGGTGAAGCGGCCGCCCGGGCTTCGGAAGGCTTCCAGGTCGGCGCGTAGCCGCTCAAGCTCGGCAGTGACATAGCCAAAGCGCACTGCGCTAGCAGCACTAAGGTCACGCCAAGCCATAGCAGTTGACGCTGCTGCCGTGAGAAGCGCCAGGATGAGTCCGGTGGCGAGTGCTGGCCCGGCTTTGTCGAGGACTGCGGCGATGCCCACATCATCTGCCTCTGCGGCCCGAGCCGCCCTTGCGCTTCTTGCCCTTACCGCGCGACATACAGATCGCGCAGCTCGAGCTGCGTCGAACGATCGTCTGCGTCCTCGTCGCGCATCGGGTGCTGCTCCTGCAAAGGCCGTCCGTGGCCGTGTAGCGATTACGCGAACGTCACGGTCGAGCTCGTGGTTAGCCGAGGAGTCACCCCCACGGACACCGCGATGTTCGGCGTGATGGCCCCGTAGACGTAGCACGTCCCGCCGGTCGCCGCAGTCCACAGCGCGAAGTGTGTCGCGGTGCCGGTCGTCCCGGAGGTGCAGGCTGGGAAGTCCACGTTGGCGGCCGGCGATGCCGCCGCCCCGGTCACGGTCCAGCCGGTGGCGGTGCGCGCCACGGCGACGCGGGCATACGAACCGTAGGCGATCTCCGCGCCGCTCGCCGTCTCGCCGGGCGATGCGGTGTGCAGCGAGACGTACCAGGACGCGACGCCCGTCGCGCCGGCCATCACGCCGGTCGCGGTGGCCTTCTGGAAAAACACCTTGGCGAACAGGTTCTCGCCGGTATTGGTCAATGCGCTCATGTGTCAGTCTCCAATCAGGCCGGGGCGCCCCAGATCTGCACTTGCGGCGTGACGCCGCGCGTAAGGATGCCGATGGTCATCGACGCGCTCATGAAGTTGTCGCGGCTCTTGAACTCGAGCTGACCGTTCGGCGCCAGCACGCAGCGCGAGATCTTCAGGCGGCGGTTCTCACCGACGGTGTTGTCGCCGACGAACAGGAGGCTGCCGTACACCGGCGTCGTGCCCGTGACGATCTTGTCCCAGGACGAGGCGACCTTGCTGTAGGCAACCGTGATCGAACCGGTCGTCGCCGCCGTCCCCGTGGGGAAGTAGATGATTCCCTGGTTGAGGTCGATCTCCCAGTTGGTCGAGCCGCCCGTGGTGGTCGCTGCAATGGCGGTGCCGCTCACCGTCGCGCCCTGGTGGACGCCGCCGGTGGCGACGGTGATGTCCATGACATCGTCGCCGCCGATCTTGTAAAACCGCCCCTTGGCCATCGTGATCGTGGTGGTGCCCGTGCCGGTGGCCTGGGTCACTGCCGAGGCCGATCCCATCAGGAACAGCGACAGGTTGTAGGCGTCGATGTCGTTGAGGGTCAGCGTCGATTCGCGCGTGACCTTCTTGACGATGCGGACCTTCTCTTCCGCGACCGGGCCGTCGTAACTGTCGGCGGTCACGATCTCGGCGTTGCCGCCGATGCTGAACCCGGAGGTCTGGCCCAGGTAGCGGAACGCGGTGCCTTCGGCGGTGCTGGAGGTCTCGGGCGCGAAGGAAATGTATCCAGCGCCGAGGGTGTAGTCGTTGTCGTGCGGGTAGGTCAATGCCATTGCTGCATCCTCAACTGATCGCCTGATCGGCGCTGAATCTCATCACCACTTCGGCGTAGCCGGCGGCCACGTCGTAGCCCATTTCCTCGTGCCCGACGTAGCGCAGCCGGTCGGCGGTGCCCGTCGTCAGCTCAAACCCGTGCAGTGCCTTGGCCACCGCATAACAGAGCGCGCCGAGCGTGTGCTCGACCCGCGCTGTGGCAGCGGCCCCGGTGTCCATGCTGGCGCGCACGATCACGCGCCAGACGTGCCGCTCGAGCGCCCCGCCGCTGCGCGCCGGCAGGACATCGACAATCGCCGCCTCGCCCGGCGCGACGAAGATCCCGCTTTTTACCGGCTCGCTGTTCGCGCCCACCACCTGGCTGCCGTAGTACGTCGTCACCCCCGTCACCTGGATGGTCAGCCGGGCGACGATGGCGGACTGGTGGGCAAACAGGTCGCTCATTGCTTGGCCAGGGTGAGCAGGGTCAGGCCGTAGCCGTCGTCTGCCCGCGAGGTGATCCGGTACGTGCTGGTGCCAACTTCGATCGTCCAGCCGTTGTCCACGCCGTAGGCGTCCGCGTCCGTGGTGCGAAGCTGCGCCGTCGGCTCCGATCGCTCGATGCCGAGGCCGCCGGCGGACGCGCCCGCCCAGGCGTGGGAGATGATGGCCGTCACGGTCTGGCGCCACTGATCGGAGCAGAGCGTGACGGACTCCCCGAACTCGTCCAGGACGCCTTCGGTGAAGTCCGCCAGCTCCAGCGCCATCAGTAGTTCTTCCAGCCTTCCATGATGACGCCGTTGACCACGGCGCCGCCGGCCACGGTGCGCGACACGCGGACGTACTTCTTCAAGCCATCGACGTTGAGCGCGAGCTCGCGCAGGCCGGTCTGGCCCGACGTGAAGGCGGAGAACGCGCCACTGTCCACGTCCGTGTAACTGCCAGTCGTCGCCGTGTCGCAGTGCTGCACCTTGGCGGTCGCCGACCGGCCGGTAGCACTGCTGGTCACCTGCCAGATGAACAGCGCGGTGCCGGTGTAGGCCGACAGATCGATGCCGGTCGTGGTGACCGTGCCGGTGGTCTGCGAGGTCGGGATCAGGAACACCTTGCCACCTGCGGCAGTGGCGGCAGCCGGGAAGTTGTAAATGCTCATTTCGTCACCTCTGCTTTGGTGCGCTTGCCTTTGGTGAGGGCCGGCGCGGATTCAGTCGTGAGCGGGCCGGGGCTGGCCGGCTCGGCGCCGACCAACTCCGCCCTGCCCTGCCAAACCAGTTCGGAGGCGGACATGGCGTCAACCGTGACTACCTCGCCTGGTTCAACACGCGCGCCCTTGTGCAGGAACGCGCGCTTTACCCGGATCTCGACCATTACGTGATCGTGTGCGCGTAGCTGAAGGCGCCGGCGTAGCGCAGCCCGATGTCCATCGTGTACATCGCGCGCACGCCGATGATCCCGGCGGCGAAGCTCGCGTAGGGATTGACCTCGACCTCGAGCACGCCCCACTCCGCCCAGATCAGGTCCGCCCAGTCACCGAACAGCATGGTGGCCGAGGACATCTGGTTGGAGGCCATCGCGCGGTAGCCCGCCATCTGGCCGTCCCAGATGTTGCCGACCCACAGCGGCGTGTCGGTGTTGCTGAACCGCTGCTCGGCCATCATCAGCGCGGCAACCGCCGGCGTGGTGACGTAGCCGCCCCGGGCCGGCATGACGTTGTTGCCCGCCACGTCGGTCTGGAAGTCCAGGATGCCGACATAGCCCAGCGACGAGCCGGTGACCGAGCCGACGCCCGTGGTGCCGACGATGCCCTGCGGCTCGCCGCCCGCACCGGAGCCACGCAGCGCGGCCACGTCGGCCGCGAGCGCCACGACCCGCGCCAGATCGGTCATCACCAGCGACTCGGCGTCCGGCGAGGACTGCAGGGTCAGCTGGCGGCTGATCTCGGTGTAGGCGCCGACGGTCTTGGGGCCGAGGGTCAGCTGACCGATGGTCGGCTGCGACTCGGTGGCGGTGGCGGTCTCGGACGACAGCCAGTAGGCCGTCGCCGCCGCGGTCTGCTTCGGGATGGCGACGTTGCCCTGCAGGCCGGACAGCCGGGTTGCGCCCATCTGCAGCACGACGCTGCGGTTGCGGAGCAGCTCGATGAAGCCGACGTTGTCGGTGCTCACCAGGTAGCCGCCGCCGCTGGCGTGGACCGCCAGGTCGCGCTTCTGCACCTCGAGCGGCACGAAGAACGAGTGCTCGTTGAGCAGCTTGCCCGACCGCTTCTGGATGGTCTGGTGCGCCTCCAGTTCGAGGCCGGCGTTCTTCCAGTCCTTGTGGACGACGGCGTTGATCGCCTTGATGATGCTGTACTGCCGCTCCTCGCGGGGCGACATGCCGATCGCCGTGACGGCGTTCTCGGCCTTGGTGCGCTCGGCGATGATCTTCAGGGTCTGCCGGGTGGCCTCGGCGACGCTGATGTCCTCGTCCTTCCAGCGGCGGATCACGTCGCCGTGGACGCCGTACTGGTCGCCCAGGTTCTCCAGCGCCCGCTGCCGCAGCTTCTCGGCGTTGGGGTCCAGCTCTCGGACCATGTCGGCGGAGGGGGCCGCCGAGGAGGTGTGCTCGGTCATAGTAACGTCCTCAGTTGCGGCGGCAGATTCCGCCTTCCCAGTGCTGGTCCGGATGACCCGGACCTCCAAATGCTCGGTGTCCTCGCTGCGGCCGATGCCAACGGCCTTGAAGTCCGCCGGGACACTGACGACTGAAACTTCGTGCGGCTCGAACGCCCGCGCGATGTAGTCGCCATTGCCCGCGTCCTCGTACTCGGTGACGCGGTAGCCGAAGCTCACGTTCCGCAGCCCGCCCTCGACCATCGACCGCACCTTCTGCGCGTCGGGGTGATCGAAGAATCTCGCCTGGACATAGGCGCGATTGTCGGCACCGACCCAGGCTTTCTCGGTCATGCCGATGACGTTGTCCCAGTTGTGGTTGAACAGCAGCGGCACGGCGCCGGCAGCAAAGCGGCTGGTATCCATGCCGCGCACGTCGAGGATCTCGCGGCCCCAGCCGCGTTCGACCGGCGTGTCGGAGGCGAACGGGAACGAGATCCGGTCGCCCGCGCGCACCTCGATGTCGGCGGTCAGGTCACGCCGCAGCGCCGGCAGTTTCATCTTGCTCATCGGTGACCTCGGGTGTGGGTTCGGCCTCGTCCAGCACGCGGAATGGCATGGCCAGCTCGATCTGCGCCGGCTCGGCGTGCGGGAAGGGCACGACGTTGGAGACTTCCACCGCCGGCATGTGGATCGCCGCCGGGTGCATGGACACCTGGACCGCGCCGTCCTCGATGCGGATCTCGGTGGGCTCCACGGTGACGTGCGCCTGGATCGCGCCGGCCGGGATGCTGACGTTGACCGTCGGCGGCGCCTGGTGGGCGGCGATCAGCTGGCCGACCAGGTGGGTGAGCGCGCGGATCGCGCGGTCGCTGTCGGACTCGGCGTCGTCCGTCTCGGGTTCCGGATTGGGCTCTGGCGCGGCCACTTCTTGCGGCTCTTCGGGTTTCTCGAACTCGGTGTCGAACTGCAGGTTGAGCTCGGCCATCATGTCGAGCTCGCGGCGCCGGCCGTTCAGCACGTCCTCGAGGTCCGCGCCGTTGCCGGTGGCCGCGATCACGTCGGACACGGTCGTGAAGCCAGCCAGCACGGCCTCCTTGTAGGCCGCCACTTCCTTGGTCGGATCCACCCAGCCCCAGCCGCGCGGCTTGAACTGCACGGCCTCGAACTTGGCGCGGTTGGCGAGGTACTGCTCGGGCGGGATCGACGGCAGCGCGCCGGCGAGAACCGCCAGGCCCAGCCACTCGCGGTGCAGCGGCTCGCGGAACGAACGGATGAACCACTGCTGCAGCGTGCGCCACAGGTCGCGGTCGTCCAGCAGGGCGAGGCGCGACGACGAGTAGTTGCTCTGGCTGTAGTCGCGCGACAGCGACTCGTAGGACACGCCGACCGACGAGGCGACCTCGCGCAGCATGTAGCGCATGAACGGGTCCAGCTGGGCGTTCGGCCGGTTGGGGGCGAAGCCCTGGAACTGCTCGCCCGGCGCCAGGTGCTGGATGATCCCGCCCTCGAACTCCAGGATCTTCTGGCCGTCCACGGTGTCGTCGGCGACCGGCACCTCGGGGCTCTGGATGAACCCCATGTAGGACGCCGACATCCGCGCCGCGACGATCTCGGCCTCGGTGTAGCCGTCCATGTCGCGCAGCCGCTTGGCCGCAGAGTGGAACCAGCTGACGCCGCGGGTCTGTGGCCAGCGGTCCACGATCCGCAGGTGGATCATCTGCTCGGCCGGGACGCGGATCAGCTTGTCGGTCGCGCCCATGTTGCGGCGGATCTCGCCCGGGTGCAGCTCGCGGATCCAGTAGGCCAGCGGCCTGCCGAACTTGTCCTGCTCGATGCCGAGCTTGGTGACCGTGCCGTTGGCCTCCGGCGCCTCGTAGTCCTCGGCCATGCGCTCGGGCTCGATCACCTCGAGGCGCAGCGGCACAGTGCCGTCGCCGTAGTGCTTGCGGACGAAGATCTCGCCGGCCTCGACCACCTGGCCCATAAGCATCCGCTCGAGGTCCGCGAAGTGCAGCACGCCGCCGGTGTGGCACGTCGCCGGCCGGCACCACTCGCGCCAGACGGCCTCGATCTCGTCGTTCACCCGGTTGTTCAGCCGGTTGCGCGTGGACACCACGCCGGCCTGCATACCGATGCCGTGGCCGACCACGTTGGCGACGACGATTTGCTTGACGCGCTTGCCGTACGGGTTGTCGCGTACCAGCGCCCGGCCGCGCTGGCGCAGCATCCGCAGGCTCTGCGAAAGCTCGGCGTCCTCGGAGGTGTTGCTGCTGTACCAGTCGGCCGTCAAGCGGGACTGGCGCGCGGCCTCGTACATCCGCACCGCCGCCTTCTTCGGCACCCGCTTGTTGAACGGCCACCACTTCATGCGCGGGCGAACCTCACGTAGTAGCGGTTGCCGGACTCGCCGTTGGCCGCCGCATCCTCGCGGGCCACTTCGATCTTCAACTCAGATCGCCACTTAAGCAGCGAGGCTTTATCCCGGCGGATGCGGCGATCGGCGATGGCCGTCTCGATCACGTCCAGCTGGTTCGCTGTCGCCTTGTCCAGCAGGTACGCATCGAGCGCGTCAAGCAACTGTTTCGCGGTGGAGCGCGTGTCGTAGGTCGTGGCCGCGGCCAGGTTCGGCAGCACGGTCAGCAGGCCGTCGTAGACGGGATAGACGGACGTGCCGTCGGTGACGCGGCCGAGCACGGTGTAGGTGCCGGCGGTGTAGCTGTCGGTGCCGACCACGGCAGTTGGGCCGCTGGCGCTGACGGCCGGCACGGACACCAGGTGCGCGCTGCCGGTGGCCGTGGCGGTGAGGGCGATCTTGCTGCCGGCGTTGATCAGCGTGTAGCTGAGCGTCCAGCCGGTG